TGGAGCACAGTTCATCAACTTCGGTGAGCGTAACGTTACTGCCAAGACTGCACGTGACTTCGACACTAGGACTGACTACGATGCCTTTAAGGCTCTGACAGCTCAGTCCATTACGTTCAAGGCACAGAACACTGCAAGCCACATCATCACGGTAGCTCTCACGTCTTCTATCAAGGACACATACGAAGTTGCCAATGGTAGCCAGGGTGATGTTGTGATGTCGCAGATCCAGTACCAGTGCACGCGTGATGGTACAGGAGTTCCTGGTTCTATCGTGATTACTACGACTGAGACGTTTACGCCTTAGTAACCAACAGGGCACAAGTCCAAAGGGAGGACAAAAATGCCCAGAGCTACTGTTAACATCGAGGACACTACGTCTGTACAACTTAAGTCACTTTCTGGTGGTGAGGTTGTACTTCGTCGTATGTCGTATGGTCAGATCATGCAGCGCCGTGCGATGATGAAGCTGAGCCTTACACAGACTGCTGGTAGGAAGTCCAGTCTGTCTGGTGAGATGGCTCTCGCAAGCAAGGAGATCGCACTCTTCGAGTTGCGCTGCTGTATCGTCGATCACAACCTCACCGACGAGAACGAGAAGCCGCTGGATCTGTCCAATCCTAGGGACGTAGATCGTCTCAACCCCAAGGTAGGACAGGAACTCGACCAGCTCATCTCTGACATGAACAACTTCGAGGATGAGGACGAGGACCCAAACTCGAAGCCCGTGTAGAGGCAACAATCCTGATAGGACGTGAAGCAGATGACGAAGTTGCTGCAGCTATTGAGGTTGCAGATCTTTGTCTCACATATCACGTTCTGCCTCGACCGGGAGGACTGTTCGATCAGGATCCCTACGACGTAAGGGTGCTCCAGGCAGTAGCATCAGCCCACGCGAAGAAGGCTGAAAGAGAAAATGGCCGTTAGCACGAGGGAGCTTTACCTCATCCTTAGAGCAAGGGATGAGGCTAGTCGTGTTCTACGTGCTGCTGGTGCTAACATCAACAACATGAGCAGGGATCAGGTTAGAGCTGCTCAGCGGCAAATCCAAGTAGGCGCTGCTCTAGCTACAGTTGGTACAGCGATGGTGTTCGCTGGCGCTAGAGCAGTTGCCTTCTGGTATAGTGCTATCAATGCTGCACAGGAGTACAATCGTCAGTCAGCATTGACTCTTACACAGGTCGATCAGCTGGGTGTAAGTCTAGAGACGATCAAGAAGATTGGTAAAGATGTAGCTAGTGTTATTCCTGCACCATTTGAAGAGATGCAGACTTCACTCTACGACATCTTCTCCTCTATGGATGTCAATGTAGAGCAAGCAAAGCGCCTCTTGATGTCATTCTCCAAGGCTGCTGTTGCAGGTCAGGTTGATCTTCAAGATGCATCCAGAGCTACTATTGGTATTCTGAACGCTTACCATCTCTCTGCATCTCATGTCAACCAGATCAACGATGTAATGTTCCAACTAGTTCGTAAGGGCGTTGGAACTTACGGAGAGTTTGCTACTACTATCGGACGAGCAGTGCCTTCAGCTGTTCGTGCAGGACAATCAATACAAAGCCTAGCGGGCATGCTCGCCTTCCTAACAAGGAATGGCTTGAGCGCGGCAATGGCTTCATCTTCTGCAGCTCGTGCGCTAGATGCAATATCTAACGCAAAGACCGTTAAGCACTTGAAAGATCTCGGCGATACTATCGAGACTGCCATTGGTAAGAAGGATGCAATCAAGCTCTTTGGTAGTAACTTCAAGGATATGTCCTTGAATATCAAGGATGCTGCAGGCAACTTCCTGCCTATGAATGACATCATGACTAGGCTTGGTCAGACACTGGGGAAGCTGCCACCACCTCAGCGTGCTGCTATTCTGCAGGAGATCTTCAAGGGCTCCGGTGGCAATATCCAGGCAATGAGGTTCTTCAACACTGCAATCAAGAACTTTGGCGAGCTAAACTCGCTCACGCACGATATGATCAACTCTTCGGGCTCGCTGAACAATGCTTACAAGATTATGTTCCAGCAGCCGGCCTCTAAGGTACAGTTGCTGTCTAATAAGTTCCAGATCCTGAAGACTGAGATTGGTGACTATCTTCTACCCCTCCGTGACAAGTTGGTAGAGTGGGCTACTAAGCTAATCGATGCGTGGAATAAACTGTCACCTCATACACGTAAGTTGATCGTACAGTTTGCTGCTATTGCATCTGTTGCTACTATTATCGTAGGTGCAATAGCTGCTGTTGCTGGACTGTTCCTAATGATGGCGGGTGCAGCAGCTCTTGCGGGGACTTCCCTGGGTGCTATAGTAGGAATTGGTGCAGCTGTTATAGCTGGACTAGTTGCACTAGGTATTGAGATCTGGGCTCTTTGGAAGAACCACGAGCGTGTATTCAATTCACTCAGAGGTGCATGGAATAGTTTCTATGGTCTCATCTCTGGTCTAGTAAACAGTATCGTTTCACTCTTTAGTCGCATCGGTACAGCTATCCTTCCAGTACTAAAGGACCTTTGGAATGAGCTGTCTGGTGCTCTTAAACCTGCACTAGCCAGTCTGAGTAGTGCGTGGAATGATCTAAAGCACTCCTTCGAGGGTATGGGTCCTATCTGGCAGACGATTCAGCCTGTACTGAAGGCACTTGCAATAGCTATTGGTGTAACTCTTGGTAGTATTGTTGTAGCAGCGATTGCTATTCTGATTACACTTGCACACATTGTCATTGGGGTTGTTGCTCCAGCTATTAGGTTGATAGCAGAGGTGTGTGCAGCTGTAGCAAAGATCTTCCGAGGCTTCATCCAGTTGATCGTAGGCCTTATCACAGGTGACTGGTCAAGAGCTTGGAAGGGACTTGTTAATATTGTACAAGGTGCTTGGAATCTTGTATTCGCTATCTTCCGCGGAGCTTGGGGTATTATCAAGGGCTTCGTGATGGGTGTTATCAACGGTGTTATTGCTGCATTCAGGTTCATGTACGATGTAGTCGTTGGACACTCTATCGTACCAGATCTTGTCAATGCTGTAGTGGCTTGGTTCCGAAGCTTGCCAGGTAAGATCCTTGGTGTGCTGGCTGGTATCCCAGGACAGCTATACAATCTCGGCGCCAATATGATTAGTAGCATGACAAGAGGTATTGTCGATCATGCAAAGGGTTTAGCAGGAGCAGCCTGGAATGCAGCTAAGTCAGCATGGAATGCTGCCAAGAGTGCCGTAGGAGCTCACTCCCCATCGAAGCTTTTCCACAAGCTAGGTGGCTGGATGGGTCAAGGTATGATCAATGGTCTTGCTGACAAGATGAGTGCAATTCAGCGTGTAGGCTCCCGTATGGCTGCTACGGTCGCTAATTCAGCAGTAGTTACTGTAGCCAGCGACAACAAGGCCCCTGTGGTTCCTTGGTCTGGCCGAAGGCCGGGTGGCGGAACACCTCTGTCAGCTCCGATGCAGAACTTCTACATCACCACACAAGAAATCGATCCTCGCAAGCACGCTGCAGATCTCGGCTGGGAGTTGGCGGTGAGAGTTGCATGAGCCTCACTGAGGACTATGTCTTCCAGTTTACAGATACTGGTGTCATCCTGAACACTGTAGCAACACCGTCTTCTCCCTTTGCTGATATAACTCAGGTTGATGGACTCGACAATGCTCCTGTTCGAGTTACCTCTAGGGCACGTGAAGGACAAGACGGTGGATTCATAGATGCAGAGTTCGAGGACATGCGTGTAGTTGTTCTTGCAGGTGTGATCTATAGTCCCACTAACCAGATTCATACCTTTCTTGATTCGCTCAAGTCTAACTATGCACCTGCATCACTTGTACAGCCATTCTACTTCACTGATTCTCTTGGTAATCAACGTTTGTTGTACTGTAAGAGTATTCAGGGCCTGCGTTACTCCTGGACTACTAAGATGGGTATTGGAATTGCTCCTTTCCAGATTCAACTACAAGCAGAAGATCCTAGTATCTACGGTGACGTACAAGTAGTCAGTACAGGCATCGGTGGTCTGTCATCTACTCGTGGATATGACAAGTCGTTCAACTTTGGTTATGGCGGATCAACATCCACTGCTGGATCTGTTGTTTGTGATAACGTAGGGAATAAGTCTACCACTGCTAGTATCGTAATCAGTGGCGCAGTTAGTGATCCTGTAATCGTAAACGATACAACAGGTGCTAGACTTGACTTTACTGGCTATACTATAAACGCCGGTGAGTCTCTTGCCATTGATCTTAGAAACCGTACTGTGATACTTAACGATACTGCTAACAGGCGAAACAGACTTAGAG